TCCTCTTCCTCTTCCTCTTCCTCTTCCTCTTCCTCTTCCTCTTCCTCCTCTTCTTCTTCAGCCTCTTCCTCTACTTCCTCAATGCTCCAGTCATCACATTTGTATCCCAGTTCAATAAGACTATCTTCTTGTTCCTGAAAACACATGGTACAAAGCGTTTTCTCGTCTGTCATATTACTAGGTTCGCTTTTATACACGATATGGATTGAATTTTTATGGCAATCTACAGAAATGGAACATGACTCACATGTAACGTATCTATCTTCCTCTACTTCAACTTCCTCCTCAGTATCATCTGTAATAGCTAACATGCAATATTTCTTTTTACATTTTGTGCAATCAGGATCATCGTTTGTTGTAATAAACCCACATTTATTACATTTATATTTCTGATAATATACTTCAACTTCCTCCTCCTCTTCCTCTTCCTCCTCTTCTTCAACTTCCTCCTCCTCTTCCTCTTCCTCCTCCTCTTCCTCTTCCTCCTCCTCTTCCTCTTCCTCCTCCTCTTCCTCCTCCTCTTCCTCTTCCTCCTCCTCTTCCTCTTCCTCCTCCTCTTCCTCATCACAAGCATTACCGCATAAATATTGTCCAGTGTCTTTCATTTGAACTATATCTTTAGTTTTTCCACATAAGTTACACCCTGCTTCTTGATTATTTGGCTCTTCTTGTACGAATAAAATATCGCTCATTCCATTATCATCAAAATATCCATCACATAGGCAGCATTTTTTCCACTGATCCTCTTGATAAGTCTCTTCGGTATCTTCTTCAAAATCCCAATCGGGTGGATATCTTTCGCAATCCATATTTACACACAATTTAACGACTTCTTCCTCTTCATTTTTTCGGAAGACAGTTTCGCCGCCATCTGTATATACACATTTATCATTTGATAAAGGCTTATTTGTGACCACATCATCGACTGATGTAAAACTGTTCATTGAATATTCGCATTGGGTAAGATCCACTGCAATCTTCGGCTCGTCGACACTATCATCGTCTTTTTCTTCGATCTCATATACAATGTGTTCTTTTTTTACTTTGACTGGGTTAATAATCTTCACTTCATCGTCGCTATCGTCTCCATAAATGGGTCGACGAAATTCGGGAAGACTGTAAATCAAATTTTTAAGTGCCTTGTTTCTAGTTTTTAGTTTCTTGTTCTCTTCAATCAGTTTTCTTACAAAAGGTAATTCCATAATCGCAAGAGCGTTTGCTTCATAGTCTCTGGAACGAATGCTCATCTTCATTATACTGTACGTGAGGTTGTATTTATTAACTTTCAGATACATATATTTTCATAAATCAATTTTCTCTCTGCAATATTTACAAGGTTATCTTATTCCAATCTTCGGGAAACAAATCTTGTGTATCATGGCCAAGTTTTGGTCCAAACCAACATGACGGGTAGCACACAATATTATCGGTGCGGGTATTGAAATAGGCACCCCACCAACTGAATGTGCTGTTCGCAACAATATTATGATTGCAACAAGACATCAATAATATTTGTTCCCAATCTTGTAAACTATGTTGCACGCGCACAAATTGTATAGCAGAGAACATTTCTTGCTGGGTCAATTGATAGATAATCATATTTACATCGTGTGTATCTATTTCTTCGTGGAAATAAAGGACTTGGTGTTGACTGGTACTGTCTTTATCAATGATAAATTTCAAGGCCTTTTCGTAATACTGATATGTCATGAGTGGATGACAGTCCTGTATTTTTTTATAATCACCAATGCGGAAATGCATACTGACGTTTTTGATTTCACCGTTTGAAAAGTAATCATTGGATGTTTTTTGAATAATTGCATTTTTCTGTTCGTCTAACTGGATAAGTTGAAATAGGTCAGATTGTACGTCTTGAAAGTATTTGTAACTTTGATAATATCCATACAACAAGAATTCGGGATTATGGACACTCGGTAGAGGAACATACCGAAACCCATTTTCTTTCACCGCCGGGAAACGTAACACGCTATCATTTGTATGAGCATTATTGGCGTTTGCAACTGTATGGGTTTGTTCAATCACATTTAAAAAACTATCCCAATACGTATTTCTCACCGTTCCACTGGTCAACTGTTTACTATGTGGGAATACGACTTTTCTCCCATTCTGCATTCCATAGGCAATTGTCGCAAATATTTGAAACAGTTGATTGCCCAGGCCGCCCATTAAATAACATGATATATATCGTGGCTGTTCAGAAGAAACGAATTCCATCTCTCAATGGTAGACATCCAATCATATCTTTATATATTTTTGTGTTTTCGTAATGAAACACAAAAATATTGTGAATGCATGTTCTATCCTAAATAACGAACTACATACCAAATGTTTCGCGAATAATTTCGTTTTTACTTGGTCCCTTCTGTTTCTCGCTATTTCGCTTCACCTTATACATACCGGTATTAATACTGTTGCTCTGTGCGGTCGATTGTATCAAATTCATACCGATTTCTTCACTATCTTCGTGTAGTTCCGGCAACGTGCGGGTCATTGGCTTGTCTAACACAAGCAGCATATGTTCCGACTTGATCAACTTACGATATTCTTGAATGCTCAAATTTCCGTAAAATTTGTCCAACAAATAATATGGATCAGGAGCAGGCTTGATATTCTTCTTGTAATCATAGACCTTACTATATAACTGGTTCAACAAATGATACTGTTCAAACTTGGTCGAATCATCCAAGTTCTGTTTCATCAAATAAGCAACTGCGCATTCTGGCTGACAAAATGACCCATAACCATACATCATATCATCAATCTCATACTTCGGTATATAACACGGATGATTATCAAACTCATAGGTGCACCAGAAACACGCCGAGTGTTTGTCTGACTGAGTTCCGCGATACAGTTGTATCTTTAGGTCCTTCAACTTGCTGTTTACATCTTTCATGTCCACCTCAACATCATCTACATTTTTTTTACCAGTATGAGAACCCTGGTTGCATTTTTCACAAATATTCGATGGTGCGGTCGCCGTATTTTCGTGTTCATTGTGATACGCGTACGCAGTATTATCATCCCCCAATTCAAAATATTGAGAATTGTTTACCTCATATGTCTGAATGCTCGGAGGCACAGTAGGATTGTACAACAAGGGGTCCTTCAGCACGGTATGCAACTCTTGTTCCCTTTCTTCCAGATCCTGCAAACAGCACTTCAAATGTAAAATCACATTGTTCGCAGTAGTATTTGACGATTGTTCGTCGTCTTCTTTTAAGTATAATTTTCCTCCTTTTGGCTTACGTCCTCTCTTCTTTGGAACAACCGGGGTTGCAGGAACTTCTTCAATCGTCGCCGTGATAGCATCACCTTCCTGAGATACAAGTTGGTTCTTGGGCTTACGTCCTCTCTTCTTCTTAACAATAACGGGTGCTTCTGTATTTTCCATTGCAATGAAATAATATTTTTATGGATTATTTGGTCTTAAATGTTTATATGCTTTGAAAAATGTATTTAACACATTTTCTTGGATTGCCATTGAATATATGACGCGTCGGCCAACTTACTTGGCCTTCTTCGTTATTTCATAGTTCAAATCCCAATATTTTGAATAGTCGCTTGTAACTAGCTTGTTATAAAATAAATTGGGCCAGTCTGCATGTTTACCAGAAGGAACTCTCCAATCGCCGTACAATTGAGTTAAATACAATTCACTATTCGTCGGCACGGAATAAACGTTGCCGTTCATTGTTTTTTCAATTACTAATGGAAATGCTGGGTTCGCATAAATGTCGCAATATAAATCAGCATACGAGGTTTTCACAGATATTAAATATCCTGAAGACCCTTCCATGGTTCTCGTTCTTTTGAGACCATATTTATTGAAATCAATCGAGTTTAATTTATTCCACATAGACAAATGTATGGTCACATCAACATCACTGTCGTGTTTCATTAATGCATTTTCTCTTATGCATCCTAACAATGTTCCACAATCTAAATAATATGGTATATGATGGTCGTTTAATATATCCACTACTTGTTCTAGAATATAGTTCATCAATCCCACACGATCATCTTTATAATTTAGATTATAAACTTTAATCGGCATGATAGAGGATATATAGTCTTTTCCTGGTAAATCACAATTTTCATCTGCAAGCATGCAACACCAATTCTTTGGATAAGCTATTAGATTTTGCCCCCAACCGCAATCTGCATCAGTTCTTCTAACAATTAAATTTTTGTCTTTGTAAACATAGTCAAACGTGTCTTTGTGGTTGTGTATAAAAAATAAAGGGACCGCATTTTCAGATACAGGGGCGACTACTTTTTCATTCGTACTCGAATAACCTACATGAATAGACTCATAATCAGAAAAGCGTGTTGATAGGTATTCTTTGATTGCGTCGGTGGGGTCTACACTATTGATAACAAACATATCGTCAGCATATTGTTCAATATTCTTTTTACGCATTTCGAGCGATTGCAAGTCTGTGGGGGTCGTGGCTTTTTCAATGCTACTATCATCCTCGTATATTCCAATGATTAATTTGTTGCACGTCGATGTTAATTTTTTAAGCAAGGCAATGTCTCTTTTATGTGAGCGGTCAAAGTAACCAATTGTAAATATATAGTCATACATGTATAACATAAACGGAAATTTCTGTTTATATTATTTAAAAATTGTGTAAATGATAAAAATACGACTTCATAATATTATAACAACCCTGAACCTTTAATTTTTATCGTGATAACATGTTCGACATAAGGGTTGATAATTATCTGACCCAATCAGAACTTGTTCGTCTGAACTCACCTTGCGATGTGAAAATATGGCGTTGTTCCCACATTCGCAATTTGCATTTAATTTAGTTACCTTGTTGCAATAAGGTATCAGATCCAATAGTTCCCCAAACTTGTTTCTCTTAAAATCGCTATCCAATCCGCAAATGTATACCTGTTTATGGTATGTTTCCACCAGTTCTAAAACGCGTTCTTTCAAATCAGGAAAGAACTGCCCCTCGTTGATAAGTATGATGTCATTTTTTTTACACGATTCAAATTCCTCTTCCAGTTTGGAAGCAAAGTAACAAGGTATTTTTATGAGGTCATGTGATGATAACATCTTGTCGTCATAACGCGTATCTAGCGAATAGTTGATGACTTTGATGGAATGCTCCTTTGTCTGGTGCATTTTGTATGTATTGATTAAATAACTGGTCTTGCCTGAAAACATGGGCCCGACGATAAGTTCTAAATATCCACTCATTGTATGTTCGTTGTATATACTATTGTATATACTATTGTATATTTTGTATTTTTCAATTTTACTTAAGAAACATTTCGAAAATAAAATATAAATACAGTAAGGTATGTTACTACAAGATGAACAAAAACGTACCTTGGATAGAAAAATATAGACCAACTACGTTTCAAGATATTGTATTGAACCCTGTTAACCGACAAATATTTGAAAATATTTTGGAAAAACAGTATTTCCCGAATTTGTTGTTTTATGGACCGCCTGGAACAGGAAAAACGACGACTATCATCAACTTGATTAATGAATACCAGACGAAATATGAAAAGAAGACATCTGAAAACATCATTCATTTGAACGCGTCTGACGAACGAGGGATCGATATTATTCGAAATCAAATTCAATTGTTTGTGAAGTCGAAGAATTTCTTTAATAAGGGCATGAAGTTCGTTATTTTGGACGAAGTAGATTATATGACGAAAAATGCACAGCAGGCATTGAAATATCTGATACAATCGTCAAGTTCCAATATACGTTATTGTTTAATATGTAATTATATCAGTAAGATAGAAGAACATTTGCGCAACGAGTTCATATGCATTCGGTTCAATCAATTGCCCCAAGAAGACATATACTCTTTTTTAAAAAACATATCTGACTCTGAAAATTTATCACTCAACCACGAGATAATCAATGTAATTCAACAGCAATATAATTCTGATATTCGCAGCATGATTAATTTCATTCAATTGAACCAACATACTACTATCTTGCCCGAAGAAATCGTGAATAATCAACTGTGGGAAAATATATATAACATGTTGCTGCGGGACGAGAAAGACGAATGCAAGCAATACATTTATGATATAAGCGTTCAGTATAATCTTGATAAAAAGTCGATATTAACAAAATACTTCAACTATATTATTCAATACAAGCCGGAAGTGGCGAATGCGCAATTTTTATCACAAGTCGAAAACATTGTCCATCATAACAGTAACAATATATCTGAATTAATTGACTATTTTTTATATAGTCGTATAATACAAAATTGAAAATACTTAAAGGATTGTTTATATTGCATATAGTAATATAAATAATTCAATATGGGTGTAGACGAAGAATGGCAGATGTTCTTGAAAGACGAAGACGTATCTTTTGTAGAACCTATTCCGACGAATGAACAAAACGACTTAACAGATGCTTCGGCGTCTGGACCTGAAAGCGTTCCAGTATGTGACGAGTTGTCTATTTCAACAAAAACAAAGGTCTTGTATTTGAACTCTCCAGTTGAGATTGAACATATTTTCTGGAATATAAAAATAATTCCATATTGGCTACCTAGCGACGGTGTAGTAAAAAAACAAATAAAAATTGTAGCCAATACCAAAGAAGATTTCGAAAAATATCAGAATAAACTAAAAGGCATTCCGTATTATATTGAAAATATATTGAAACAAGTGGATAACCCGACCTCGAAAAAAATCAAGTTCAAAGACGAACGTAAACTCACAGTTGGTATATCAAAAAAAGATATTATGAACGCAAGAGGCAAGGTCAAAAATGCCTTTTATAATTGTTTTGCGTTGATTGTTCGTTTTCATTATAAGGGCGAATTCAAAGAGATCCATGTGAAAGTATTCAATACCGGCAAAATGGAAATTCCGGGAGTGTTGGACAATAACGTCTTGGATATTATTAAAACGAAAATCCTTGCGATTTTGCAACTGCATACGAGTACACAATTAAATTACATAGATACCGACAAAGACGACAATGTCCTGATTAACTCGAATTTCAATTGTGGTTATTACATTCACCGTGAGAAACTACACGCGATTATGAAGAGCACCAAATACAATATCGAGACCGCATTTGACCCTTGTAGTTATCCAGGGGTGAAATGCAAATTCTATTTCAACAAAGAAATTGGGTTCGATACAAAAAAACAAACCGGCGGTATATCCAAAGAAGACCGAACTATGAAATTGTCGGAATTGTGTGGGTCAGTCAAATACACAGAGGTGTCGTTTATGGTATTTCGCACCGGAAGTTGTTTGATTGTAGGCAATTGTACAGAGAAAATATTGTATTTTGTATATGATTTTATCAAACAAGTATTGCACGATGAATATGCGAATATCCGCGTATTGAATGCTGATACGAATACTAAAATAAAAACAAAGAAGATACGTAAAAAACTAGTTCAAATGACGAAAGGGTATATGAACGATATTCAGTCAGATAAAGTGTTGCTTCAAGAATATGATAGAAACGATATAACTAGACCTCACTTAATAACCACGTAACCAACTCTGTCGCAGGACCTTGTAATTTGTCTTCGAATGTATCCCGTTCCTTGTATAGTTTTATCAATAACCAATCGGTTTTTTCTTCTTCTGTAATTGAACTGCTCCTATTTCGTCGAATTTTTTCTGTTTTTTCAATAATTGCATCTAACAATTCCTTATATTTTTCAAAATCTAATTCATAATGTTTTTGGATGTAATCTAAATACATTAAACTTACTTCTAGTTTGTCTAGGCAGTGCAAATAACGACGAAAATAGTTCATACAAATAAACATTCGGTCTTCTATTTTCCATTGAGATTGGTTCCAATAAAACAACACCTCATATAGTTTTTTGATCCTCGGAAAAAAACGTGTCCATTCTCGATTGTTGATATGGATGAAATCGTCGTCTAACGTCATAATATTATCCAATGTAGTCATCGTACTCTCTTTTTTGGTCCCTTCAAACAAATCAAAAACTGTTTTTTTGTATACGAACAAAATCGCTTCTGATTGTTTTATTTGAAACAGTAACTCTGCAGACTGAATTTGTTCAATGTATTCTAAATAATAGAAATATGTCTGTTGGGCCATTCCTACAGCAGTATCAATATTCTTTGTTTTGTATAACACATATTCAAATACGCGATGAATGCAGTTCAACCCAACAAATAAAATATTGCTAATATCTGATTTATTTTGTATAGATTTCAAATTGTTGATCGCTTCGAAGTAGTCTTTTGTGATTACAAAATATTTGTCTACAATCTGTTGACTTGTAGATTTAGGAAAAGAACTCATCGTGTATATTACCATGATATAAAATAATAGTTATTCGTTAGAATGGTTTAAAGTAAAATCTAATGTATACTCTATATTTATTAAAAATGAGTTCAGAAACTGATAATAAAACTAGCGTGAATGGGTATAGATTGCCCGAGATCAATACTTTACAACATGCGTGCAAACTGTCCATTGTAGAGGATAAGCCTATTATCATGGACTACTGGACCACTTCCCTTGATAAGACCTCCATGATTGGTATTCGCAATAACGAGGAGAAACTTCTTGTAAAGAGTGAGGACGAATACACAAGTCCTGTTTCCAAAATTTACAAGGTAGGTAAGGAATTCATTATCATCACCGAAAATTCAATTTATTTGGTAGACAATGAGCTTCCTTATCGTGCAATCTCTCAGTAATTGTAAAATGTATTATTTCCATTGATAACACATTTTATAGTATTTTATCCAATGTCTCTCGTTGTTCGTCATTCAGACTGGATGGGAATGTAACGGTAAACGCAATGTACAGATTGCCTCGAATATTGTTTCGTACCATACCATATTCCCTCGCTGTGTGTCTGTATCCTTGCGTAATTATATATGGGTTATTATTGGTATTTAATGTTAATTTTTTCCCGTTTATATGAAAAAACTCCAATACAAACCCACAAAGTGCTTCTTTTAGTGTGATATCCTTTTTGTATACTAAATCCATGCCTTGTCTTTCGAACATTTCATGACGTTGTACTTGGATGGTTAACGTCACATCACTCGACATTTCATTGACTACATGTCCTTTTCCTTTTAATGTAATCCTTTCGTTTGAATCAACGCCTGGTGGAATCTCCAGATAGATTGTTTCTTTTTCTGTCTCTTTTACATTGTTTCGCATAACTGTTCTTTCTATTTCTACCGGGGCAGTCATGCCTAGATAACTCTGCTCCAATGTGATGTGAATAATGTTACTGATATTATTTGGTCTCTGGTTTATATTGACTTGTTGTCCATTGCGAAATACTCGTATATTGTTATGAAAATTTCCCGGATGTCCGTCATTCATGCAGGTTTGATTAAAAAAACTATTGAACATACTGTTGATGTCTCCGAACTCTCTATTTATATGGGCATTCGACATGCCTCCCCTTCCTTGAAACTTCCGTTGGTTATCATATTGCTTTTTTTTTTCATTGTCTCCTAACACGGAATACGCATCATTGATCTCATGCATTTTGGATTGCGCCTCCGTGGTATTGTTTTTATCGGGGTGGTACTTCAACGACATTCCACGATATGCTTTTTTGATTTCACTTTCGCTCGCATTTTCAGACACACCAAGAACCTGATAATGATTTGGTACACTCATTACATTAACATACGTGCTGTATTTAATACTTTTTTATAAAAATGATATAATAAGTAAACGAATTAATACAGAAACGATGAAAGACGAAACATTTGTAATAAAATACAAACCGTATTACATTCGCGACTTTTCATTCAATCGCGATTTATTAGAAGCCATTGAAGAATTGGTAAATTTAGATTATTTAAACTTATTGTTTGTAGGAGAGAGTTCGACATGCAAAACCTCCTTGCTCTATGCATTGATCCGAGAATATTATGGTCTATCAAAAGATGCATCTTTTCCCGAGAGCAATATCCTATTTATCAATAATTTGAAAGAACAAGGCATTCAATATTTTCGAAACGAAATGAAAACATTTTGCCAGTCTCACAGTAACATATATGGAAAAAAAAAATTAGTTGTCATTGATGATATCGATAACATCAACGAACAAAGTCAGCAAGTATTTCGAAACTATCTCGACAAATACAAAAACAACATTCATTTTATTTCTGTATGCAGCAACATTCAAAAAGTGATTGAGAGTTTGCAATCGCGACTGCATATCATACACATTGAAAAACCCTCGAAAGAACAAATTCGTGCGATTATGAACAATATAATCACAAACGAGAACATCGTCATTAACGAAGAATCTAAAAATTATCTCTTATCGATCTCCCAATATTCCATTCGCGTATTAATAAATTTCTTAGAGAAAATGCACATATATAACGAACCGATCGATATACTTGTTTGCAAAGACATTTGTTCTACCATTTCATTCCATTTGTTTGAGAAGTACATTGACCATCTCAAAACTCAACATTTGCAAGATGCGATTACATTGTTAAACCATATTCATAATCAGGGGTATTCCGTAATTGACATACTCGATTATTTCTTTTTCTTCGTAAAGCATACTGAACTACTTAGTGAAAAACTGAAATACCAAATCATTCCTTATTTGTGTAAATACATAACGGTGTTTCATACTGTTCACGAAGACCAAATTGAACTAGCCTTGTTTACAAATAATATTATAACTTTGTTTTAGAAACTGAATTGCAATAACCATATAAATGTTATCATCGTGATTACATTTATAAATTATGCCCGAGACGATTAACGTGGAACACTTAGACAGTGTAGTGAAGAATGTGATTTCCAAGTTTGCCGTTCGTGCGAATGTGGGTTTAGAAAAATACGGCACAAATCTTGACCGTCAAGATTTACAGACCGTTGATTGGATTACGCATGCACAAGAAGAGCTGATGGACGGCATCTTGTACCTTGAAAAGTTAAAACAGCAATATACAAGAGATACAGAGAATTAATATTTTAGTACATGTTCGTTTGTATATTAAGAAGTATATCTCCGTATATGGGTAGCAATTAATATAAACTTTAGTAATAAATAAAATATGGATATATTACAAACCCCCACCAAACAGATGTCCAAACAAATATTTCGTGAAAAGGTCCAAAACAACCTCTTGTTTGACTTGCTCGAAATGATATGTTTAAAAACACATAACTATTTCTTATTTGATATAAATGCGTTCAAAAAAATGCTGTTCAATGATCAACATGTCGCATTTTTAGAAGCGTTGAAACCTCATTATCACTTGGGTAAACAGTTTTACCTAGAGCGTGATATATCTTACAATATGTTTACTACCATATTGCGTCAGATATGTAAACACAACGCGATTATGTATACATCACAAATAAAATACAACGAGTCCAATTACAACATTCAATATATGGTTTTCTTTCAGTAAATTGTTGATTTCTGAAAAATCTATATAGGTATTATTATATAAACATTAATTATATAATAATGGTATTTAGCAGTAAAAATCTTCACTATTATTTGATTAGCATTGGCGTTATATTTACAGCCAGTTACTTCGCAAATAAAATGAAACAGCCTTTTGAAACAAACGACGAATATGAAATGATACGCAACTACGTATTGAATGACTCTCCTCTATATGGATACAATCGCCCAAAACTGTGGATACATTCGAAATATCAAATCAACTCTCGTAAGTGGCAGAATTTCGGTTCTCGTACTTCAACTGATTTGAACCAGCCATATTTGCATTTAGTCATCCAATCAATTATTGATAAATGTGGCGATGATTTTCACATCTGTCTCATCGACGACGAATCGTTTTCCAAACTGATCCCCTCTTGGGATGTTGATGTCTCCAATATGGCTGAACCTCATAAACAATTGTTTAGAGAGTTAGCGATGATGGAGGTTTTGTATAATTACGGAGGGATGATTGTTCCGAATTCGTTTTTGTGTATGAAGAATTTAAAACCTCTCTATGACCAGGAAATGTTAAACAACAAGCCCTTTGTATGTGAGAACGTAAACAAATCAGTGGATTTATTACAATACAAGAAGCGTCCTATGTTCTCAACTTCGACTTATTTCATGGGCAGTCCTAAGAACAATGCTGCCGTTGCTTCCATTATTTCCTATTTGAAAAATAGAAACACCCGTGCTCATTTCACAGACGAATATGAATTCAAAAATGACGTGGCTACTTATTTGAGAACAATGATCGATAACTATGAGATCTCCGCATTGGATGGTGCAATGGTTGGCGTGAAGACATCCAATGGTAAGCCTGTTATTCTTGACCAGTTAATGGAACAACAGCCAATTGACCTCATCCCTGCATGTGTAGGTTTGTATATTCCAAGCGACGAACTTCTCGTTCGCACCAAGTACCAATGGTTTGTCGCTTTGTCTGAAGACGAAGTGTTGGAATCCGACAATGCCCTGACGAATATGATTGTCGATGTTATATCGTCATCGAAAACTGCACCTATGAATGGCGACATTCACCGAAGTGTGGCTACAATCTAAAGTATATTTGCAATATACTTAAAAGGTTCTCAACAGTAATTTTATCACATGGATAATAATATTACTGATATGACCGGAGAAGCAACGTCCACAATTCAATTGCTGATCACCAAATATGAGAACGACGAATATATGACTCTGAAACTACATAATTATATTTGCAATCAACTCCCAAATATACTAGAGAACACCAAAATAAATCAACAGAAGCGGGTAATTCGAAACGAAGAATTGATGAATGACCAAGATTCATTTCTACAAACGTTTTTAACGAACAACGTATATCTGTATGTTCCGTCAAGTGAGCGTTTCTTTTGTTACGATGGCCTACATTTCAAATGCACTACTGAAGACAACATTATTTATCATGTTCTCAATGCAATTAATGACGACCGCGGATTAATGTCGTGGAAACAAAAGACGAAAATAAGTACGATGAAAAAAATACGCGAAAACCATCTCTTGAAATATATTCCGGAATCGGAGACGATTCAATTAATACTGAAACTCTTGTATCCTACTATTTTTTCAAGCAGAAACGAAGCCAAATATTTCTTGTGCATTCTTGGCGATAACATTATGAAACCGCATGCATCAAATACACTCATCCATTACATCGATAATAGCGCAAAGCAGTTCATACGCGAACTGAACAACATCATTCAATATTTTATCGGGGGAAACAGTCTGTACAGCATAAAATACAAGTATCATGACCATTCTTATGATGATTGTCGTATCATCAAAACAAACGCTAACATCAAACACGATAACACTTGGCTCCATATTGTTCAACAATACGGAATCGATTTATTGTGCGTTGCTTGTCATTATTCACAACGTTATTCGTCATCCGACAATTTTCTGGAAAATTTCGCTAACGACACCCCGCTATTGAACAGTGCATTGTATCTAAAAACGAATTCTCCCAGCGAAATTGTATCTAGTTTTATTGAACAATATATTATTATCAACAACAATGCATTCGACCCCACTACTTTGGTTAACGACAATGAATTTGATGTTCAACAAATACGTTCTCCACACGTTTCATGGAAAGATGTAATGTATTTATGGAAAATGTTTTTGAACAAAAAAGAATTGCCTCCCATTATGTTTTTACAAACATTAAAAACACTGTTTATCGAAAAACTAGAAAAACATTACAACGAAGAAAAAGACCTATTTATAGGCATCAGTAGCAAATACTTGCCGTGTGTGAAACAGTTTTTGTCCTTCTGGGATGAAACGATTATATATGATGAAAACGAGAGTGATTTTGAAATAGATGAGATGGTTATTTTATACAAGAATTGGTGTACGATCAACCGCCATGCCCATCATAATTTTTCCAATACGCAAATATTAGACCTAGTTGGTCATTTCTTTCCCAATGTAGAAATCGACAAAGACCGATATTTATCTGGTATATGCAGCAAACTGTGGGATAAGCATATCGACATCCAAACTGCTCTTTATAATCTGCGTGAAACCATGAGGAACGAATATTCGTCAAAACAATCAAACAACCGTGTGCATTCGCCAGGCATTGCTGTGAATGTCTCCATATACGACGCATATAACTATTATTGCAAATACCATAGCACGAAACAAAGTCGCTCCAATGATACCGCATTGCAAATACAAGTGGTAAGCAAGGCCTACTTTGAAAAATATATATTCGACAATTATTGTGAGTTTATTATGGATAACAAATTTTTATCGTATGCATGGTATATGGATTAAGGAGAACGTTGAAGAATTATAAAAAGGTATAATAACATAAAAACAAAATCATAATATATTATAACTGAACGAATGCGTGAAAAATTAGAAACGAAATATCATACAGAACGTGAAGACATATGTAATAGATTAATTACCATTTTAGAATTAGATGAAAACCATTCTATTTTACTTAATGTGTTGGAAAATGATACTGATAAGCAAATAAAAATATTGGATATGAAAAATGAAATACAAAAGTATTTTGCTGTTAGTTGTTTAACACCTTTCAAACCAAACGCAACGTGTAAGCGCCCATATATAAATATTTTGCGTGGTATATTACGAAAACAAGGATACACATTTGAAGCATCGCCGATATTGATTGGATTTGAAAACGGAAAATCTATATCAACATCAAAGTATAGAATATTTAGGAATAAGTAAGTTATTTGTTAATTAATAAATAACTTTCAAAGTATAGAATGTTTAGGAATAAATAAGTTATTTGCTAATTAATAAATAACTTAAAAATAAAATATATAGTAAGTATATAATGGTGAAGAAGAAAAAGGAGGAAATCACCATCAAAAAACCCAAAGAGAAGGTTGTTAGAAATGACGTCTCACTTCGTAAGGAAGCAAACAAAAATACTGATTTTACCTGTATCAAGTCTTCGTGGAAATCCTTTTGTAAAAACAACCTTTTAGCAGACACGATTGTTGAGGATATTTTACCCAAGATAAATACCATCTGTTTCTTATCCTACAAGTTGATAAACTTCCATTTTACACGTCTTTTGGAAGAACGCAAACCTTTACCTGAAATAAAGCAAAACCTGTTTTATCAAGCGTGTTGTATGGTTTCACAACTCAAATATACAAAAGATACTACTGATACAACCACCGAACTATATGAAAGTTTTGCACAGATGAGGGAGTTTATGACTGATGCTTTACCAGCACGTGATTATTTATGTTTAGGATACATTACCAACCTGAATAAATTACAACTCACTATGGCGAATAATCATTTGAAGTTAAACTTTTATAATCGGTTTCGTAAATATTTGAAACTACGAACTGGTGAAACTGATAATGCTGTTGTATATCGTTGGTTGAAAGATATTTACGAACCGAAATATGAAGGTAAGAATACATTTATTTTGTATATGCGTGAATGGTTGAAATACACACCTACAGAAGCAAACATCGTAAAACATTCCAATCACTTTGTAAAGATTTACTATTCTATTTTGAAGGAGTTTGAGAAATATCCTGATACAAAAGGAATACGAACCTTTACTTTATTACCACACAAGCACGGATTTACGCAATCACATATTACCCTTTGTAATGCTGGTTTAGAAAACACACTCAAATACATAGCAAAGAAACTAAAAGTAGAAAATAGTGATGTTGAAAGTGGTTTAGATGTGAAGAAGTTTGCTGAAAACAGCGAAGAGTATTGGAGGGAACTTTTCAATATCAATCGGTATGAAACGAAAAACAAGAGGTTTGGATTTACAATTTTAACAGACGGAAAAAGTATTGTATTACAGATGAGAAAACCGAAACAACCTGATACACCTGTTCGTGACTACACAGAGCAACAATACGATAATTTTATCGGCGTCGATCCGGGCGTGAGGGAGTTGATTACCTCGTATGATACAAACGATAAAATCATTCAAGTATCAACAAAGGAATATCGTCATAAAAGCAAAATGATATATGCCTGTAAAAAACGTGTAAGTTGGTATAAAAGGTGGGACCATTATGAGGATTGGAAACTCATACCAACCATAAAAACCAGCAAAACAAGTGTAATGAAGGAATATTTCAAATATGTATTTCCACGAATGCGAACCTTTACGGAGTTTCATAAAGAAAAAGGGTTTCGTAATTTGAACTTCACTTCCTATTGTAGAAGCAAATCAACCTTAGCAAAAATATGCGAACGCATAGGAGGAGGTAAAAATGTGAAAACATTAGTAGGTTTCGGTGATTTCTCACAACAACACGGTTTAGTAAAATCGCACCCAACCACACCTATTTTACGATTGAAGCGAGAACTTCGTAAGTATTGTAGGGTAGTTGGAATAGATGAATATAATACAAGCAAAACGTGTTCTTCGTGTAGAAATCCTATTGAGTTATATAGAAATCGTATTCGTAGGAAAAAGAAGGGTGTTTTAGAACCCATAGCAAGAATGTCTAATATCCATAGTGTAATCCGTTGTAAAACCAACGAGTGTAAATTATGCTGTTTGGATAGAGACATCAATGCTTCAAAGAACATATTAGGGTTGCTTCTCAATCAGTATGGAGGAGAAGAAAGACCCGTATGTTTCAAACCAGCAAAAATTGGCGTTATACCTCGCAAGAGTGATAAGCGTCCAAAGGCGTGCGATTCGCCATTACAACCTTGTTGATTTATTTTTTTGCCGTGAAAACCGGCGTTTTAAATCTTCAAGGGTGTAAATCATAATGCTATAAAATTATACTATTATGATTTTTCAAGACAATTACTTCTTTTTGTTGCTCTTGTTCTTTCTGGTGGCTCTGCGAGTCTTTCTCTTCACAAAACCGAATTTGCCCTTCTTGGCGAAGTATCCGTGCTTCTCCAAACGCTTCTCCTTCTTGGCGGTTAAGTGCTTCTTCTTGGACACAATGCGTCCGTGGCTCATTACTAAATCCTTCTTGGTAAGACCACCAGAAGTAGCATAGGCAGAAGCCTTGTGAGCGGTTGTTCCATACACTTGGCGACGAGAACCAGTCTTGCTAATGTAAGTTTTTCCATCAGGACCCTTGAACATGTGGTGACTTCCTCCATCCATCTCCATCTCAGGTATCGCGTTATTATCAATATCGTATTCGGACATCTTAATAATTATATATTGATATTATATTTTATTCTAAAGCGTTTTATGAAGATGATGTTTCTTGATTTGCCTTTGGTTTCACTGTACGCACCATTTGTGAATACCGTAATGCAGCGGGTAACGTTGGGTCATTTCCACCAGTTTTTAACTGATTGTATTTAATATTTTGTTGACACTTTTTATCTTGACAAAACTTCACGATATCAAACATTCGCATTTTATTTTATTTTTCTATAACATACCCCCCTATGAAAAATTGATTACAAATAATCTAAACAATAGATTAGTATACTACTACACACATATCGTAAAATATGTCTAAACCCTCTTCTGACGCGCAACTCGCTAAACAATATCAGCGCAAGACTGATAGACAGCACATTCTTGATAATCCCGATACATATATCGGTGCGGTTGAAAATGTAGATTCGCAAATGTGGGTCTACGACGACGCGACTAACAAGATTGTTCTGCGTGAGATTGAGTATGTCCCGGGACTGTATAAATTGTTTGATGAAGGTATTGTCAATTGCCGTGACCACGTTGTCCGCATGATCCAACTCAACTCTATCCATAAACATTTTGTATCTTTCATTGAAACCAACATCGAAGAAGATGGCTCCATTACCCTCTCCAATGACGGCAACGGCATTGATATCGC